TAACAGAGAAGAAAATTTCTTCACTCCCCGCACCCATTTCAGGGTGCGGACGATCCCATGCAAGCAGCTTACACTATAGAGTGCAGCCTGGAATCAATGGTCGTCGGATAGAATATCGTCCGAACTAGTGTGTATATCGAAATTTTTGTATATCCACGATTACCCCGTACGACATCAGGGTCGGAAGAAGCAGACTCATCAAAAATACTATGATGACCTGTCCCTCTGACATAAATGCTATAACAGGGAAATATCCAATCGCCGGGCAGAACCTTTCGGTAGTGTCGAGGCTTAAGGGTGTAAGTATCAAAAACACCTCCATCATAGCCAGCACGCTGTCTTTTACGACTCGATCGAAGCTGGTAATGTCCAATCAAATGGCCATCACCATATCCGTCGGGCCCATAAAGCGCCACATCCTGACGTACTTCTGATAACACGGCCTTTGCGAGTGCGAACTCACAGTGCCGAATAAACCAGTTGTGCATGATGAAAAGAACTCGTTCGCTTATCTTGTCCTTTAGATAAAACGGTCGAATATCGAAACCCATAAAGTAATCTGCGCCGCAAGACTCCCTAAATGGACCCGATGCAAAAGATTTCTTGGTATTAACCTCGAAACCAGCTGCATTCAGGACTTCTCCAAATAGAGACATTGCGGGGACGGGAATTATTATATCATCCCCGAAAACACAGACTTCCTTAGAATCTAACTGGAGGTAATGGCAAGTACTAACTGCCAATGAGTAAAAAATAAGACTCTCAAGTTCAAAAGTGTAGGCATTGCCCATACTAGAAAACTTTTCAAGAACTATTGTCTCACCCCTGTATGTAACTGTCTCCGACCTACAACTGTCCAGAAAACTGGCCCAGTCATAAGGAAGAAGGCTCCACACAGCCCCACGAGATATAGTATCGGATGCCGATTTAAGGTCCACAGTGGCAGTCAAGCCATCGAGGGAACCCTTATACGCAGCACGCTGATTTCTCGTTTGATCAGATAGATCGATCCCCGCACGTAGCAACAACCGACGCTTTATATGATTGCCAATTCCTTTCTGGACGAGTCCATTTAGGATTGGTTCTACAACAATTGCACGGTGTGTACGGCAGTTCTTTGGGACAAATGCTAATTTACCACTTGCGAGTGTTACATTAACCTTACTGTGTGAATCATCAGCATGGTTTTGATTATGTAACTCAAGTAATTGGGGTAGCGCCGCAAGGACGTGCCCAACAAGCGGGATTAGATTTGAACTACACTCTAGATTAGAAGAGAGCTTAACGCGAGCGTTAGCCTCGACTGATTTTGTGCTGGTGGTTGCTCCAGGTCCGAAAGACAGGTCTAAAGAGTCAACTGATGGAACAGATCCTAGAATCTCCGCGATTTTACGTGTAGTGTAGTGGAATACTGCACTAACGTCCTTAGAGAAGGACGAGAGATTTTCAAACCTGTCGTTAGCCAGTCGACAACTGCTTTCGGCTTCTAAAAAGGTGTCATAGGCAACTCTCTCTTTATCTATACCCAAGTCCAGAAAATCTTGTTTTGCAACAAAACCCTGGATTTGACGAGCATAGACGAGATCGTCGACATCACAAGTACTAAGATAATCAAAAGGATAATCGATTATCTGTAAGTACAAACCTTGCTCAAATAGCTGCGATAGCTCTTTGCACAAAGGACCTTTAGAAGATATTACCTGTATTACACGTCCAATAATTTCTATGGACTCTTGAACGGTACGCTCTTTAAGAAAACTCATATTCACTCCGTTATGGATAGACACCGGCTAGATTGTCGGGGAGTTGAAGAGATAATCAAATGGAATTTGCTATATCCACTTAATTAGGTAGTACTAGATTGGTAAACAGCTGCGGTAAAGCAGATGTCAAAGCAAGGAACGTGCCGCCCAAACCAGTGTTGGCATAAATACCACCACCGGTCGTAGCGCCTGCTCCTTGCAATAAACCAATCATCATACGGGTAAGGTTCGCCCTATCTGCATTTGTAGAACGTTTATCAGCAAAAGATGTAAATATTGCTGTGTTCACAAAGGCAACTTTAGGAGAAGCCACATAACCCGATGACGTACCAGACGCACCAAGAGTTTCCATTACTGGGACTTCCAGCTTCGCGCTTATCTTGTAAGCACCTGATTTCAGTTTTTCTGTTGATAGATACAACCGAGGTTGTCCTTCAATAGGAATGCCAGTATCCTGCGCCCGGTAGAATGGGACAGGAGTATCGGTAACTGGAACCAGGGTCCACTCTTTAGGAGTAGCCGCGTCGTCTTTAACTAATAAATTAGTCATTATTGCCATTATAGGCCTCTTTGGTTAGAATACTAACCGATTTTGATTAATGAAAAGGTTGAGTTGTAGTAAATCATGAAACACGTTGGCGTGCTAACGCAATAGCATTATAAATATGCTTAGGCGACAGCGCTTCCTGCAGTGATTTAAACTGAGGGCGCGCCACATCGTAAGCATTGATGTGCGTTGACACGGACCTGTTAATTGTAAGATAATTACCATTACCCTGACCTCCTACATAAAGAACTCCAGGTGACGTATAAGTCCACTTGAATTCATTAGTATAGGTCAGTACATCGGTAGTGATAAATGTCCCCTTTAACGAGGGAATTTGATTGAGATTTTGTAAGTAACTACCAACAGGAAGGAACCAATCAATCACGAATGAATAGGGAATAATTTCCCATGCAACCGTAAGAGGATCAGATAAACCTAACTGCCTAGCAGTACCCATTTTCTCAGTCATTTCGAAGATAATACGGCGGCTAGCTTTCGCTTGGCCAAGTCCCGTATACAACGATGGTGACTGAGATCCGTCAAACTCAACTTCTTTAGAGGTAGAAACTATAACCCGAGATTTGCGAGGCGACTTAGTCAGTACTTCAAAAGCACGACTAGCCTCATAAACATCAGATAAAAGCGGTAACCACCCATATTGAAGCTCCAACCAGCGACCAGCGATATCTTTAGTAGACATCTTGGACGTGTGTTTAGTTATACCGAACCGACGAGCGGCAGATTCAAAATTGCCTTTCTTAAGGTCACGGATACAACCACTAACGGAGCCAATAGCGGCAACAATCATCTTTACAGTTTCTGACCCTTCAGCTACAGCAACTGCCATGTTAAAATCATGGCCACGTACTTTGCTTAGGAGTTTTTGTTGTAAAGCGATGCTCTTGTTGTTTGAAAAGACATCCGAGAACTGAGGTATACCTTGGATACTCCAATAGTTGTAACCTTGGAGATTCCCTAAGTAATACCTAGCAACCGGTGTCCCTACATAGTTATGAACACTCTTACTATAAGGATTATAGTTTAAAGTGCGGTTACCATTAACATCAAGTGAATACTTGCCATCCCCACCACTGTGCGATTCAAGGAAAAAGTTCATTCCTAAACCGTCAGAGATAGGGCCGCGAGTACCCGTAGTCATTTCGCACCAACGTTGGTGCGAGGAAATGCACACAGTGCATGGTCTAGACAGTCTGAAATGACTGTTGGGGATAGACCTAAATCCTTCCCCCTGAAAGCTTCGGTTTCGTTCGGAAATGTATCTTGAATATACAAATCGTGAATCAAAAGAAGGCAACTTGACAGCAAAAGTATACACCTGTATACTATGAGTGACAAAGGAACCTTACGGCGATCACTATCTATTTTCATGATATATACTCCAAAATGAACCGGGC